CCTGGCTCAGTCCTTCACGTACCGTACCTTTGAAGAAAGGGCACGGAATGGAATGCGAATTCGAACCTCGCAAACCTTGTGGACCTGGCCGTATGACCTCGCGTCAGAACCCGGCGTCGTCGCCGGTGTCGTGACGTGGAACCGCAATGGTCTCCACATCCCGGCGAACTGCCCCACGAACGTTCGCGCCGATATCCGCCATCAACTGGCGAAATTGGCCGATCCGACCGCCGGCAGTATTGGCAAAGTCCTCGTATACGATCTGATGCTCGACGGTATCCCGGCAGCTTAACGATCGTACGCTCTTTACATAGCTTTCCTTTCATAAGGAGCTTTAAATGGATCTCGAAGAGTTCTTTGAATTCGAACCATCTTTTCCCGGTTATACGGATCACGTCGTCCGTACGGATGCACACCAACCTCTGAATCTTGAGGCATGGGATGCTTCCGCTAGCGAACGTGGGGCTGACAAGCCCCGCGATCGTAAACGCCTGGAGTTCGCTATCTCGCGCGATTTTGCGAGTATCAAACTTGACGACGTTACTGTCGTCAGTCTACTGGAACAGCTAGCTGTCTGTGCCCCTAAGACGAAAGTCGCACGTAGTGTGATCGACGTCTGTAGGAAACTACGTAAAGCTGCCCAGGAGAACCGTAAGGATTCGTTCGCGAGTCTCTTGCGAGTTCTTCTAAAAGATATCAAAGTGGATCCTCGAAATTACAAAGATCCGATGATATACTATTGGGACAATCAGTTAGTCTGCCTCCTTTCGAAGTATCCCTTTGAGGGAAGTGATGAGGTGGGCGATGTAGCCGCACTTGAAGACCTCCTGTCCTGCGAACGTAAGAACGCAGAAACTAACGCAATCTGGCGAACCCTTGACCACACTCATCCGCTTTATAAGCAGGTTGAGGGTGTATCACGTCGGATCCACGAGTTGATGGGCCCTGCCCCTTCAACCCAGGAGGTTATTGACAAAGGCAGTTGGGGACCCGGTGTTAACGCGCAATTTGAGTTTGATTACACGCGCACCGGTCCGGAGTACAAGTTTGCTTCTAAGCCAACATTAACTCCTATGATTATACCTATAGCATCGACGGTGGTGGCATCCGCCCCGTTGTGGGATCAGATGATAAATCTGGTCCACGGGACCCAATCCAGGTTCCGTCTTGTTCCAGGTAATGAATTCTTCACCGTTCCTAAGAAGTTCGAAGTCAAACGAGGCGCTTGTAAGGAGCCTATGCTTAACCTCTGGTTACAAATGGGTGTTGAGAGTATCCTCCTTGATCGTTTGCTCGAGTCCGATGGCGTGAATTTACGCACATCCGCGATGTTCAATCAAGCGTTAGCTGCGGTTGGAGCTGCGACGGGTTTGTTTTGTACCGTTGACCTCCGCTCAGCAAGTAACAACGTTTGTAGAGCTCCGGTACGGTCAGTTATATCGGCCGATTGGAATGCCTTACTCGTGTCGTTGGCGAGTGAATACGGCCTTCTGCCTGAAGATCTACG